CTCAATATGATATATCAAAATATAAAGTTGACGAGAACGTCAAAATTTACATTTTGACGAAAATTACGGGTCGCCCCCCGGTAATGAAGCTTTATGTCAGCATTACAATGACAAATGTTTAACGTCTTTATTAAGACGGTGGGTTACTATCCAGGCCAAACTGGTGCAGTTTGTGCAGCAAATAATGTGTGGAGAACATTAGGCACAAATCTAAACGTGGAACAACGAACATCAGGTCCCATAGCATTATAGTAAGTCCCACTATTAGTACTATTCAATCCGGTTCCAGTACCTTTATCACCATAGAAAGTGATCATGTCAATCTTATTAGAAGGATCAGATAAAGAACCTACAACTAAATTAGGAATAGTTCTAGCTATTTGCCACTTATATTGTCCGTAATATGGAATAGCAACTTCTTCAGCCTCACCTTGTCTAACTGGCCACATAGGAGCTAAAGTTGGTGGATACAACCCAATAGGAGGAACAATAGTGAAACCACTTGGAGTGTTCATTGAGTTAAATGCATAAGTTGGCATTATTGGAGTAAATTGAGTGGTAACACTAATATTAGTAAGATTAATGAATTTCCAACGAATACTACCAGCTATATCAGTAAACAATGGTTTATACCAACCTGCCCAATTAAAATAAAAACCAGCAAATGATGCTGGATAAGATGTAGTTGAATTATTAGATGTTGGTATTATCGGAAAATGACTAAGATAAATACCAGTGTTAACAGGTTGGTTAAAAGTAAGATATGGAACATGACTAAACTTCTGCATCAATGATCTAACTGATTTAATATCTTCACCCCACAAAATATCTTTTGAATCATACTCACCGCTTGATTCAACTAAAATCATTGGTTCTAATTCATGTTCCTCATCTCCGAGTGCCCCTTTAGAAGCTTGTAAATGATATGCTGTTGTAAAATCACCAATCTCAGCAACCCCAGAATTGTTATCACAAACTTCCTGAACCTTAGGAACACCAAATTGCATGTTTGCACCAGCTCTAGCAAAAACATATATTGTGGTTGATGCACTTTCAATTGCACCAGTTAAAGGTTGAATAACATTACATCTTAATGTACCATTAATAGTATTGGTTCTAACAACAGTTGGAAAAGAACCCGTTATAATACTGGATTCACAGCATGGCAAGTTCTTTTGATACCCAACTAAAAAAGAACGATCAATACCAGCTGTAACATCAATAATTTTATTCTTAAGAACATTTGTAGTGTTAGTAGTTACACCATCAATATCAGGACTCCAACTAACTTGTAATTTACCACGATGCATCTTTGAAACTGGAATTAAAAATAAATATTCCATATCACCACGCCAAAACGCAAATGGTAAACCAATATACCCTGCTGTTGTTAAAGAATAACCAACAGTACTAGTACCAAGACAATAGAATGGAGTAACTGGAATTGTAAATAAATTAGTTTGAGATACTGCTGTTGTTGGCCAATTCGTATATGAAATTAAAGTCCATTTTGAGAATAAATATGCAAAAGACATAATATCAGTATTATCAATCATACCACCATTGATCAAAGGATCAAAAGAAATTGTATTAGTAACACTAAGTGCTGCAATTTCTGAGGTATCTTTTGCATCCATGTTTGCAACATTTGACCAAGGACGTGTAACAACAGGTGTTGGTGTTGCTTCAGCAGTTTCACGAGTAAAACCAAAGAAATCTAAAACACTACCAAGTGCAGCAGCGCCAGTGGCAATAGGACCAGCAAATGGTGCTAAAAAAGGAACTGTCATACCAACTTTACCAGCAAAATCAGCACCCATTTTTGCTACTTCAGATGCTTTCTTACCACCAGTCATTTTACGTACTTTGTCATTAATCCCTTCTCTACCTTCTTGTAATGATTCTTTACTAATATTATAACCTTTCTTAGCTTGATACCTTGACACCACTAATTGCATTGGATCTTCTAACATTCCATAAACATGTATATCACCTGATATAGCAGATGCGGAAACCCCGTTTGAAATTGGTGTTAATATCCAAACATTAATTAACCAAGAATTAACAGGTCCTGCTGGTAAAGGTGCTACATCTGTTGGCCAAATAAATGGTAATGATAACTCAGCTGTAGGTGATTCTGATAAATCTATAAAAGTATGGAGTGTTTGTGCACATGTTGCAAATGGTTGAGTTGCTGCGACAGAATTTGTTGTTGCACCGGGATTACCTCCATTAGGAACTGCAGAAACACAATATAATCCAAATGCACCACCAGGTGATGAAACAACAATAGTTAATTTCATTGTTGCTGCAATATATGCAAAATGATCAAATTTGGCTGCTATTGCTGCATTTGATAAAAATAATGACCATGGATCAAATGAGAACAAAATAGTCCCCTGAGTATCTGTAGTACTCAAAGCTGAGCTTGTTAAATCAGTTGCTCTTTCTAAAAAATCACCAAGTGGTGTTGGTGCAAACATTTGAGTATTTCTAACTAAAGACTTACCACCAACTGTGATAGTTGCTGCTTCAGCTTTAAATTCAGCTACTCCTACTGAAACCTCTTCTGTTTTTGCTACAGTTTTAGGTTCATCTCGATTACGATCGGCACTGCCGAGTTCTACGTTACTTGAGGTTGACGACATTTTAATATCTCGTTTGTAAGGATCAAACAAACCTGATTGTTTATGTTCCTTACTGACATGGGATGTAACATCTAAATGTTCCTTGTTTGAAACGTCCCAAGTTTCAAACGAACCTTCTCTAATTTTACCAAAATAATAGTCATAAGAATGTAAAGAGAAATAAGGACTATTAGTTAATTGATACTTTTCTGCGACGACAATAATTCTGCTAAGTATCATTGAATAAAATTCTTCACCATGATAAACTGCTTCACGCATCACATCAGTTAAAATAGTGGCATTATGATCAAGATTAGTTAAAGTTGAAGCTTTCAACAAAACTAACATCTTGGCCAACGTCTTTTTATTTAAAGGAGCAAGATACTCCTTAAGCTCTTTATTATACACAAATCTACGTTTAAGAAAATGAACTGTATCAATAGATTGAAAAGCTATATCTGCATTACCTTTATTACCATCAGTGTAATTATAACCAAATTCGTGGCCTAAATCAACTATTTTATCAAGTTTATAAAAAGTGCAAGATTTACTAATTGTTGCTAATGAATCATCACCAAAAGTCACTAAACAAATATCAGTTCTAAAAGTTACAAAAGGAGCAAACTGAGAACCAGGAATTGGATTAAAGAAAAAAGTCTCAATATAGGAAATTATTAAAACTTTTAAATGTTTTGGCAATCCGTTCGGATATTTTTGTCTAAAATAAACACCACGTTCAGTAATTGAATTCAAAATACTAGCTAATTTAATAGTAATATCGCTACCTGAAACGTTTTGAGGAGTTAAAAATAAATCATTATTATAACACTTAATAGAATGCTTATTTGCAAGAACAACATTTCGAGTACGATGAGGATCAAGATCACCAACAATATATGAAATTGCATAAAACACATTTGCTGCAGTACCAATCATAGGACCATTTGATGACTTATCCTGTTTTTCAAAATCCTTCTCAACAACTCTCTTTAAAGTTGGATCAACTTTCGACAAAGTTTCTGGTATTCGATTACATTCATTTGAAGTCATATTAATTCCAACCATACATTCAAAAGTAAATGGATTTGCTCTCATAAATGCTTCTACACCCCCCATAATACATTTAGAATGTAAATTAAAACCAAAAGGTAAACAATTAAAAACTCTAATATCACATTTCAAATTTTTACTAAATTTAACTGGTTCATCCTTCAAAGAACCTAAAGCTAAAGGAGCTGGAATATCATCAGAGTTATTATCACATTTAAATGAGTCTTTAATATCGAAAATCAATTTGTTCATATAAATCTCATCATCCTTTACATATAAATGATTAATTTTCTTGCTATTTAATGGAGGACCTGTTGACGTTTGTCTATCAACTGAATGAAAAACTGAACCTGGAATACCAACAATAGACTCCTCTTCAGATAAACCTCTAAATCCATGATTATCTAAAAATTGAAGTGGATAAATATAATCAATTAGAGCTAACCAAAGATAATCATCAGGAACTGGAACTCGTTTATTAAATCTCAAAGAATGATAATAGGGAGAAATCCACTTATCTTCAATCATTCTACCATTAAATTTAGGAATTTGCCAATAATCTTTCTGACCACACCACTCTTCAACTAAATCACTAAAATCATGAGCAAACACCGTAGGATGAACACGTGTTTGAGCACTAGTATTATGTATTGGTTTCTTAAGAGTTCCAACCTTATAAACATAGATATCATGATGAGCTTCAGCAGTTAAAACCTCAGAAGATCGTGGATACATCTCAACCTCTGTTTCCATATTAAATTGCTCTGGTGGATAAGAAATACCTTGTGGTCTAACAGCCAAAACTTCAGTACATTGTTTAATCTCAGTTGAATTAAAAACAACACCTTTAGAATAATCTCCATGCAATCCTTGAAGAGGCATTCTAATAGTCATTTCAGCATCATGCATGGCAACAATCCTCCATGACTTATTACTCCTAGCAATATAAACACCACCACAATCACCATCAAGTGTTTTAGCTCTTGTCAATAAACACAACTCACGAAAATAGGTCTTATAAGTTGCTTGTGGCGCTTCAACAAGTTTATCTAAAGTCATAAAATAACATTCATCAAACATTCCAATACTATAATCAACTCCAACTTGAACTTTGGTTAAAATGGTAGGCACACCAAAGATATGGTCACATTTAACTAAAGTTAAACTTGATTGACTACCAAAAGTTGTAATTGAACCACCCCATACTTTTGTCAAAGATTTAACACCATTATGAACTACCTCAAGTTGCCACTCATCAAGAACACTAGTAGAATCATCAATACGTTCCCATGCAAGATGACTTGGTATCAATATTAAATTTTCAGAAACTATTAAACCAAACATATGGTAATCAGTATTAGTATTAGTAACTCTAACCATAGATTGTTTTAATTGCTTATGAATATCTTCTAAAGTAAAAGTTGCACCCTGGAAAGGAATAGACAAAGGTTGTGTCTGTTCTGGACGTTGCCAACTTTTTGGTACTTTATCAGTAACGTTATTCAAACGAGATTGATTACGCTTACGAGTTGTATAAAGAGATAAAGTTTGATAAGCTTTAAAACACAATGCAACAAAAGATAAAGTCAAAATGGCATTAGGAAATGTAAATTTATCATATAAATTACTTAATCTCTCACCAAATTCAATTGCAGACATTAACTTATCAGGTACCAACGACATAATTTTTGCTTTAATAGCAGCTTGATTTCTAGACCAATATTGAGACAAGTCATTCTTATACTTAATCATACGTGGATGAAATCTAATACCACATTGTTTATTCTCAACACATGAACAAGCAAAACCATTCTCATTTTTATCAGTCATACAAAATTTACAATAAACATCAAGGGCTCGTGAGGACGCCATATAATTCAACTGGTTCTTCATATGTTTATTAAATTTATCAATTACTAATTTTAAAAAAGCTGATCGAGTATACAATTTCTCAGGACCAAAAGGAATAGAAAAAGGATTCTTTTTATCAACTTTACTAGGAGTGAAAAATGAAACATAGATAAGTTGGACTTCCTTGTCTTGCTGTTTAAATGCTTTATCAGTGTCTAAAGTTCCTTCTTGAGAAAATTCTGGTTTACCTTCAACTCGAACACGCATACCTAATCTTCTCCAAAAAGCAGGTGGATACAAAGTGTAACCAAGTAATCGACCACCTTCAAAATTACTTAAAGCAGCTACTAAAAGAGGTCTAGCACATTCCTTACCCTTAAGTTCTAAATTGGCTTTCTCAACAGGCATTGGGGCATTATTAACTAAATTCTGAATAATAGTAGCATGAGTTGCAACACTAGCAGTAGCAGGAGCAGGATTAGTATCAACATCATCACAAATTATCAACCATTTCTTAGAGTCCAGATTATCTTGAAAATTAACACCAACTTGCCAATAATATCGTGATTCAGGACCCATTGGATAAGAACGAGATCTAGCAATAGCTTTCTCAATGTCGTTCATTAAAGTAGTTTTACCAGATCCAGCTGGACCATAAATAAACATACCAAAAGGTTGAACTCTAGTTGACATAACATTAACTGAATTTGAATGCATTTCCATGTATAAATTTAACTTTGTCATATTAATAGCAACATCACGTGCAAGCATAGCATCATCTTGGACAATCTCCTTAATCTTTCTACCTCTAACATGTAATTCATCAATTAATCTAAGATATTCAATATTGGACATACACTCAGAAATATAATCAGGTAATTTACCTTCTTTAACAAGTAAAGGAATTCGCTTATTCTCTTGCAACACACCATCATTAGCAACTAAATCTGCTGAATACATTAAAATAGAAGTTACTTCAAACATCCAGTAACTTGGATCTAAATCGCCATCAAACAAAGGTTTGATGGATCCAGCTTTATAACAAGCTTTAATACGTCTTAACAAAACTGAAATTAATTTTAAAATCTTAGTAGCTAATGTTTCAATACTAAGTTTTTGGACAGCAGACCCAAGTTTCTTTAAAATGGAAATAACACCAGCAGTTGCAAATTCAGGAATATCAACAAAAGATGATAAAACCATAATACCTGCTGTAACAGCTAAACCGTTCCAAGATGATTCATCCATTTCTGAATATCTACTACTTGCTGCTTCCCAAATATCACCCATAATATTTTCAGCAACATTCGACTTTGCTTCAGAAATATAACCTGGTTGTTCAATCTGAACTTTTTCAATTGGAATTTGAAACTTTGTTTTAAGTTTCTTTGATTGTTTAATTTCCAAAGCAAAATATTGATAAACAATTGATTGAAATACTGGAAAATCAACTAAATGAGACAAACATAAACCAGTGATACCCATCCAAGAATTACAATCAAATAATGCAACAGTAAATGTTACAAACTTAACTAACTTAAGAGAGCCATCAATATCAATAATTGAAGTAATAAGAGATGTTAACATATCCTTAATAGAAATAGAGTCTTGATCAACACCTTCTAAACACAAAGAACACTTGCAAACACCTAAGTCTGCTAAGTCAGTATCATGTGCCCACTTAGAAGCTGGATCTACAGATGTAATATCTAAATTAACTTTAACACAAGTTTGACAACCACATTGAGCAGTGTGGCGATAAATATCAAACTCATTAGTATATCTAAAACAACCACCACATCTACACCATGCATTATGTGGTGAATCATCTTTCTCTTCTACAACATCAACATAACTAGAATGAAAAGGAACAGTACGATCAATAACTTGAGTAAAAGGAGTTTCTTTTGTTCCGACATTACCTTGATGATGCTCATGAATAATAATTTTCATACTAGTCATATCGTCTACATATCTATAACAAGCAAGAGCATTGGCACGATAAGCTGCAAAATATGCAGAGGAAGCTTCAAGAGCATATTGAATATCATACAACTCAACTTTACGTAAACCTTGTTTATGTTCAATAACAAATTTTTCATTTAATTTATGTTCAATATCTCTAATATTAATAGGATGAAGATAACCTTTCTTGTCAAAAACTTCATCAGCACCATCAAGCCATGCAACCAAAGCATCACGCCATGGACCATTACGATGCATAAAATGTTGTAAATTAGGTAATTTTAATTGATCTTTATCATCAATTAAAACTCCACCTAAGACAATAGATCTAGTCTCAATCATTTGACCTAACATGCCAAGTTCATGTAACATATCATCTTCAATAAAATCACCAACGGTCATCTTACGAGGACCTTCATTTGGAATATGATTCATATTTTGCCACCACAAAGAAGCTGTGTCTAAAACATTACCAAGAATTTTAGGATGTAACTCTTGATCAACACATTGCCATAAAAATTGTGCAGCTTGGTTCCCAACAACCGCCCAATTTGGTGGTTTAAAGGATTGGTACTGTTGCCAAGCAACAGATGCAATCCATGCTTGGCCTTTTAAAGGACTCCAACTTGTTATAGTCGGTTTAGGAATAAAAACATCTCTAAATTTAGCAATCATTGGAACCTTCCAATAATTATTAAAAGTCTTTTTAAAAGGAACATAACCGCGATAATCAGAAGATATTTTAATACTTTTTTGTTTACTACGTTTACTAGTAACCTCACTAGCAACAAAACTACGAACTCTGGCATCTAATTGAGAATCAGTCAATTGTGGTAAAGTTGTATGTTCATCAAAACTACGTAATACAGTTTTATATAAAATGTCAATATAATACACGGGAAAATCTTCATGAGTACTAATGATTCTATTACTAGAATCACGAGTATTATTCTTTTCTAAATACATTTGCTTAATAATATTCAATTCAGATAAATTACGTGCTGAATAAAACGCGGCTTTCATATGCTCTAAATTACTACTATGTCTGTGAGCTCCAGACACAAACTCTTTGGCACGAGGATTAAGAGTAACCTTATTCGTTTCTACTTCAACAAAGAAATCATCAATTTCTTTTGAAGCATTGTAATAATCAGGATTATTACGATCTTGTGAGAAGATATCACCAAAATCTTCTTCACCACCAGGAGCGAAAGGGGAAAAATTATTCTGCAATGCAGAATTTAACATTTCTTTTTGTTGCGACATTTTAAGTTAAAATGTGATATTTATAGACAATCAGTCTGTAAGTGCCTTAAAGGCAGCTCGGTTTCCACAATAAATGTGGGTGGACGAGATTTGGTGATGTATTTTTATTCGAAAATACTAAAATCATTCATAAAATAATTTAAAATGTTAACGCTTGAGTTAACAGCTAAAATCTACGCTTGAGTAGATCTAAAACCTAGGCTATTAGGTATTAAATAGCAATTAAAAAATTTCGCTAGAATATAGCGGAAAAGAGGGGAA